ACTTGCAGCATTTTGACCTATTCCAGCATATCTAGATTGACCTCTTACTCTTCCTGCTTCAGCATATTCTAATCCTACAGCAGCAAACTCTCTTGCCAACTGCTGTAAAGCAGTTCTTCTATCGTTAGATCTTCCATTTATATACGCACCAATTTCTGGTCTTTTTACATCTATTAGATAATCAAATAGTTTATTTTGAGTTCTTGCATCAAATAGAGTGTCGAGAGGAATCTTGGTGTAATTTACTGCTCCCCTTAAAGTATCAGGGATAAATTGATACATTCCAACGGCAAAAACTCTTTTTTGACTCTGCGCTTGCAATATTTCACCGACAGTCATTTCTGTCAGATTCTTTCCAAAAATAGATTTCGCTCCACCAGGAGTATCACCAGCATTTCCTTTATTGACAGAGTTTAATCCACCCTCACCACTAGAAATCAAAGCGGCAAGTTTTGGATACTTTGTACCACCACTTCCTGCTCTTGTTTCTTCCTTAGAATCTTCTGCAGTATCTTTTCCATCCCTATCCCCAAATATCTTTGGCAATCCTGGTATATTAAATTTATCAATATCAAAGGTAAATCCTTCAAATTTATTAAGGTAATCAACCAAATCTTTTATGGTATCAATTTTTGCTATTCTATTGATAATCTTTGCTACTCCGTTTTCAATACTGATAAAAGCATTTTTCATTTTATCAACAGCATTGTCAAATAAATCCTTAACGGTTCCAAATTGAAATACATCTATACTCCCAATTGTTTCACCGATACGCTCAATAAATCCGGTTATATTTGTAAACATTCCATTGACAAAATCTTGAAGAATTCCAAAATATTTTTGCATTCTCCCAATCAAATCTTGAGCCATACTTATGATTGCTGGGAGATTTGTTACTGCCCAACCAATTAAAACAGTTCCAAGATAATCAAGGATTCTTCCTAAGAATCCTTTAGTGCTGCTCATAACAACTTTTCCAGTTCTTCTGATTGCACCAACAACACTGCCCGCCTCAATTATATCTTCTCGCTCTCTCCTGAGATTTGCTTCTCTCCTCCTGCGGAATAAAGTTGAAGATAGTGATAATGACTTTCTTTTATTTCGATTGCTATCTATTAAAGACTTCGATATATTTGCAGAAGAAGATTGTGCTCTTCTTACACTTTCACTAAGAGAATTTACAGACTTATTAATTCTCTTTAAATTTAAAGATGATCCTAGTGCTAGTGAAGAGTTTGCCATATTATCCTACCACGTTGTATTGTATTTGCGAATACATTAAGTAGAAATTATCTGGATTGGAACTTGCCACTGGCGGCAAATATGTTGCCTCACCAACAGCAGCAGGAATATCTTGCTGTTGACCTTTTGTTCCACCATCAACATTTACAACAGAAACATTGGGAGTATTATTTTTTGCACTTTGTGTGAGACTTTGGAATAAAGTGTCCCTAGTCATTCCTAGTTGAGGTATAAATTTCTCAACTGTTGGTTGTATAAGATTATATGCTTGTGGGGCAAGGAATGGTAACCCAACAGATGCAAGTAGTCCAGGCAATCCACCCAATCTCAACAATGAAGGCAATAGTGCCAGACCACCAGCAGTTAAAGACTCTCCTGCAGATCCTCCTGTAAAGAAGTTGAGAATAGCAGCAAGTGGTCCCGCAACTCTTCCTCTAATCATTGGACCAGATCTGCTAGGTCCTGCTGTTGGTGCTCCTGCCCTCGTTGCATTTGCTCCAGCATTTGCTGCTGTAGCTGCACCAGATACTACTGCTGGTGTTGCTGCTGCTGCCGCCGCTGTCGATGGCGTTACTACTGCTGCAGCAGCTCCAGGAAGTGCAGCAATTCCTGCACCAATCGCTGTCAGCAATCCACCAGCAAGACCCATAATAAGTTTAAAAGGTCTCATTAAGAAGTTTTTAACTGCTATCTTACCTAACAGACTGCCAAGTCTTGTCAAGGTTCCGAGTGCTGTGGAGAATCCACCATTAATACCAATAAAAATTCCACCAACAATAGCGAGGTCTTTTACAATCTTGTCAAAAAGATTTTTAAGACTGAATTGTCCTTTTTCTGTTAATTCTCCAGTTGATTTAAGTATTCTATTAAGAAGGAATCCACCAAGTAGAATATTAAAGAATCTACCAAGATTTGCCAGAGTTCCTTGTGCTTTTGCTCCGACCTTTTGAATTGGAGCAACTAATGCTGCCTGTATCTTTGATTCTACCTGACTCTCTTTACCCTCTCTAATCTGACGCTCTGCTAATATCTGCTCCTGTCTTGCCTTCTGTTGTTCCTTTAAAGTCTCTAGAGTAGATGTCTCTCTAATCTGATTACCAATACCTTGCAATGAAGCAGAAAGAACTGCAACTTGCTCTGTGATTCTATTAAGAGAATTATTTACATTTAATAAAGCGAGTTGGTTTTGTCTAAGAGCAGCAGAAGTGTCTGAGTCTTCTCTTTGCTGCTGTGCAGACTTACCAAGAAAACTGTATGCTGTTATTCTACTTCGATTAACACCAACTATTGGCTCAGCCATTTAGTTCAGATTGCCTTTGCTTTAGATTTTCCTCTTCAATATACTGTTGGAGAAGAGTAAGATAGACTTCTCTTTCCCAAGGTATCATATTCTCTAACTCTGTCAATGAATATTTATGATGCTGCATCAAGGCAAAATTAACCTTAAAGTATGACTCAAGATCCTCATGAGCCATACTCACCCGAAAAAAGCAGTCAATCCCTCCAAAACAATATCACTTTCAACACCAGTCTTTGGATTTGTCACTGTGACTGTGTGAGATAACTTAGGCATTGTCTCAAAGAAAGTTTCAATCTCTTTGAATTGTTTTGAACTTAACTGTTCCAAAAACTGTGTCAACTCTTTTTTTGTGCAATCAGCAGCAGACCAAGATTCTTCTTCAGAATACACTTGCTCTACACAAGACGCAATTAAATCAAAAGTGTTATCGACCGTTACCTCTTCTCCACTGAAGTTGTTTTTAATGAACTCCTCAAGTGAAGGATACTTCATACGAAGAACTAGGTTATCATCTAGTTTAATATCTCTACTATGATTCTTACCTTTTTGAATCTGGATATCATCAAGATTGATAACAGTGGGAACTTGTGTTTCACCGTCATCGGGGCAGGTTACCATTACTTCAACTTCTTCACCAACAGACTTACCTCTGATGTTGAGGAAGAGATACTCAATGTCAAAGGTAGAGAGTTGGTCTACCTTGACTCCGCGAGTGATAATACAACTGGAGATAACTTCTTTGATTGCATTTGTAATCTGCTTCTCATCTTCACTTTCCATAGCGATGATGAGGATTTTTTCTTCTTTGACTAGAAAGGGTCTATACTTAATTTTCTTTCCAGTCGAAGGTAATTCCAACTCATATGTTGGCGTAGAGATTTTTGGTAAAGGCATAACGACCCAAAAAGTTCAGATAATGTATTTATCCTGTTGTGGTGAAAGGTGAATTGAGAGGATCACTTGCTGGTAAGATAACAGTTCCAGGAATTCTTGGATCGGGAATTGGAACATCTGTGTTTACTGCCAAATTCTGGATTATGCCATTTACTTTATTATTATCAACACCTCTACGAATAGAGTAACTATCAAACTTACCAGCAATATATCTGTCGAAACTAAAGGTTGCCGTTGCTTTTAATACTTCAGATGTTTCATACTTAACAGTCGTTGAAGACAAGTCAATCGGAAACATACCATAGAAAGTATACTCTATCTCTTCTTTGTAGTCTCTGTCAAACTTGATAATCTTAGTTTGGTTTGACTTATAAGAATCTGGATACTCCATTCTGTAATAATATCCAGAATCACTCTGTCTCTGCCCAGAACCATTACCAATGAATTCCATCCAGTGGTCTAAGAACTTTAGAGTCTTATATTCCTTATCAACATAAAACTCAAGTTGTATTTGGGTGAAGAGTCTGGTATGCGCCATCTTCTCAGAGACACCCATATAGTTTCCAACAATATCAGCAGTTGCCAATCTGCTTCCAGGAAGAACTGCTGAGTAGCAAAGAAGACCAGAAGTTTCTG